AGTGAACTTCAACGGACAGTTGATGAGATCTTTAATGATGAGTTCATTTCTTATAAAGATCTTGTTGAACCGTTCTTTCCTAGTACTTCGGCGAACTATATTTTTGCTAGGAGTAAACTGGGATCCCTTGCCGCTCTTTATCAGCATTGCTCATTCGGGAAAATGGGTGATGGTCTTAATATCGGTCAAGAACTACGACCATTAGTTCAAAGGGTAGCACCACATTTTGGTGTGTTGGGGATTCAGGAGCAGAGGACCTACGATCGTGGCTTTGAAGCCGGTATTGAACCACCGACTGAAGAGGTTGTGATTGTTGTTGATCCTACACCATTGAAGGTCATGTGGGAGGAGGAATACTGGAAGATCTTTGATCTTGCTATTAAGGAAAAACCCTTAGTTAGTCCGGTAGGACTACCAGAACCCTTGAAGGTTAGAGTGATCTCAAAAGGACCACCTCTCCTGTACACATGTTTAAAGCCTATCCAAAAATGGCTATGGTCCACTTTAAAGAAGTATCCAGTTTTCCAATTAATTGGAAGATATGTAACTGAAGACGACGTTAATCGAATTCTTGGTGGACTCAAAGATGATGAGGAAGTGACCTCGGGTGATTATGTTAGTTCAACAAATCGGCTACATGGTTGGGTTTCGGAAGCAATCTTGGATAGATTGATGCTCCGTTTAGGTGAGAATATCCCTAAAGAGGACTTGTTAAAGTGTCCCCCCAACTTCATGGTCAATTTGAAGAAACTGATGTATAAAGCCCTTACTAAACACATCTTTGTTGATGATGAAGGTAATGAGACAGCCCAGACCGAAGGTCAATTAATGGGTTCAATTGTCTCTTTCCCTATTCTTTGTATAGCTAATGCTGCTTTGTGCCGTATGGCGATGGAAGGAGCTTCCCTTGTGAAAAGAAAGGAGAAGCTTACATATTCGTTAACCCGTAAAGAATTCGGGCGAACCATTCCACTTGTGGTGAATGGTGACGATTGTTTGTTCCGTGGTCCAAAAGACACACTCCGTAATTGTTGGGAGTCTGTTTGCGCATATGCAGGTTTGGAATCATCAATTGGTAAAACCTACTTTTCTCGAGATTTTTGCACTATTAATTCGACAATTTTTAAACGGACCGATAAATCCTGGTTCGAGTCGAAGTATGTGAATCTCGGCCTTATGAAGGGCCTTAAACGTATGGGTGCGGGAGACAAAGTGTCTTTTAATCCGCAAGTTGGAATCCACCAACTAGGTGTGATATGTCGTGAATTAAAGCGAACATGTCCTCCCCCTATGTGGCCTGAGGTTAAGAAAAGGTTTATATATTATAATGCGAAAGAGCTTAAACGCATTCCAGGATTACCCTGGTTTGTCCCTGAGTGGTTAGGAGGTGTGGGACTGCCAATGGATCGTGATGACGAAGTTAGTGTCATAGACCGTTGTGCAGCAACTGGAATCAAATACCAGATGGCCAATCCTAAGATGGCCCCCGTCCTACCTAAGGACATGCAAATGTGGCTAATGCATAACCACGTCATGAAAAGCCTACCTTCATTGGAGCCGTGTTATTATCGGCAGTTAATCAATGATCAAGGTATTGCAGAAGATTTGGAAACCCATTGGTCCAAGTTCTACAAATTGGCGACGGTTAATCTGATGGCGAGAATGCCTCTGGAAGATTTATACCAGATTGTCCT